TCATTAGACTGCCGTTGCGTTACCAATAATGCGGTAAGAGTTAGAAGCAACACAGACAACAGACACAGCGTCGTATCGTTGTCCAATACGATAAGCGGTTCCAGCGGTTCCTCGACCAGCAAGAGTTGTGGCAGTTCCGTCACGGGTAATTGTCACGGTTCCAGCTCCGTCTTGGAGAATGTCTACACGCTCCCCGGGTTGAAAAGCGGTTGCGGTAGAAAAGGTGACAGTTGTAGCTGACCCGCCGTCAAACTCGAGAATCTTGTAGCGGTCGGAGGTTAGAACTGTATAGGAAGTAGCGGTAGAGGCGGTAAGAGTCTGTTCATTGGAAAGATACAGATTGACGTCTGCGGCACTCAAAACTTCGCCCGCGGTAAATACTTTTCTTGGCATTGGATTCCTTATGTCTTTCTTCTATTTTACTCGTAGGCTAGGCGGTCGTCGTCTAGGACACCCAGAACCGCGTCATTGAGAACAAAAATTGCGAAGTCTAGACGCTCTAGGCTAAAGGTTATGTTCTTGCTGTTGTTGTCCCAGCTGTTGTTTATTCCTATAACTCGACAGTATTGCTCAATAGCTGGCGGGATTCCCGAAGGTAAGTATTTGACCTGGATGATATCTCCGATTTCGAGGTCAAGAACTAAGTCTTGCTTGTCTGTCGGAATATTGTCTAGCGATACCGTGACAGTTTCAAAGCGATATTGCGGTTCCGAGAATCGGGCAAGAAGGTAGTCGGATAGGAACTGTAGGTCAGTAGGGTTTTGAACTAGAAGCCCGGACTTGTCGTACACACGAACGCCGTACAGGGCTTGGCTATCTAGGTCTTCGGAGAACCCTGTATCTGGGATAGCTTCGTCGTTTTCTAGCAAGATACGGTTGTAAAGGTTTTCCGAACCGTAAACAATATTTACGTCAATAAACGGAACCGGGGTTAGAAGCGGGTCTACGGCTGTATTAGAGAAAACTACGTCGATAACGTTTGGAACGGAGTTTCTTTCTCTAAAGACTACGTTCCCTTCGCGCGAAATAAAGAGGGTTCCGAATTCGCTAGTTTCTACAAGCTGAAGATAACCAAGTGTTCCGGTTCCCTCGGCAACTACCGAATCAAGCATTAGGGTATTTCCCGCGTCAATTTCTCTTCTATCGGACGGCCAGCTAACTTCAGGTAGGTCTAGAACACGATTGATTCTTGCTCCCGACAATTCGCTTGGTGGAACTAGTTCTTCTAAAGCCGAGTTTGTCAAAACGGAGAAGGCGTCAGATACCGAGATTTGAACAACGGATTTCTTGCCCGGTTCATATTGAATATCGAAGTCGTCGATAAAGCCGTTGAATACGGGGTAGCCTTTAGAGCTAATAACTACTTCACGACGTGGAATAAGCTGTCCAAAATACAAGCCGTTTTCGTAGAGCGGGTCAAATAGACGGTCGGAGTTATCTACGGTAATCGTTGCTATACCGGCGTCTATGCGGTCTAGGGCTTGGGATTTTCCTCTACGAACTGCGACGGAAACAAGACGGGAAGAAATGTCAAAAAGCTTTTCTCCGCCAAGTGTGTAATCGGTATTATCAAGAACACCTTTGATTGCGTCGTTTAGTCGAAAGGCGAACGGGTCATTCCCGCCTAAGTCAAGACCTAGTTCGACCTTCATAGCTGGAGCTGTCATTATGCTCCCTGCCAGACCGCGCCTGAAGTTCTTTCGTAAGCCTTGATTGCGTCTACGATTGCTTTACCGATAGTCGCTCCGGAACCAACCCCACCTTCTACGTTTATGTTGTAGATGTTTTGCTGGGTTGGGTTGTTGAATCTAGACTGCGTTCCGGTCATACCTAGTTCGGAACCGAGAGTCTGAATTTCCCCGAAGCCCGTATTGATTCTTGCTAACGCGTCTGCTCCGCCAGCGACTAGCCCCGCTGCTAGGCGTGCGCCCGCTACTGGACCAGCTTGAATAACTTGCTGAAGAAGCGCAGGGTCTAGTCCCATAGTTGAAAGCTTTGTAATGTTTGCCGAGAAAGCCCGAACCCGGGTGAGTAGCTTGTCCATATTACGAATAATTGAATCGGTAGAACCGCCTAGTTCCGGAAGGCTAAATGCTCCGACAATCGCGTCCTTTATTCGCGCGAATGTGCTAGTGACGGAATCAGCGAATGACTTGTAGATTCTTTCACGTTCGTCAGCTGCTGCTTTTTCTGCGTCGATAACGGCTTGGCGTTGTCTATCTGCTTCTTGCTGGTCAGCTAGATTTTGAGCATTTATCGCTTCATTGTTGGCTCTTATTGAAGCAAGTTCTGCTTTACCTGCGGCAGTCTTATTGAAACGGGTTTGAACAGCAGCAGCTTTTCCGGGCTTACTTAGATTGGTAAATAGCTTTTGGAATTGCTTCTTGTTCTGAACACTAGATAGAGCTAGTTGTGCTGCGCCTTCAGAAAGGTTCAATCCAATAAGTTTATTTTGTCTTATTTGCTCAAGTTCGTTGCGTCTTAGAGTTTGCTCAAAAGTCGCAGCCTTTGTTGGAGAGCTACCGCCACTAGTATTTTGAGTATTGCCAAGAAGGGAAGCAGCGTATCTTTCCATCCCGCTTTGTCTAAATTGAACGTCGAGTCTATTTCTACGCTCTCCGGCGTCCATATAACCGGATATGTCTGGCTTCTTCGTTTCGCCGTTGAAGTCCCTTTGAGCAGCAACTGCTCCAAGAATTGCCTTTGTAATGTTTTGCCATAGGGTAGCAACCGGGCTTAGTTTTGCTGTTGCTCCGCTAATAGCAATAACTTCGGTATCAAATTTAGAAAGTTCGACATTACTATTTTTGATTATGTCTTTTAGTCTGCGATACTCGTCAATAACCGAACCGACTGCGACAGTCACGCCACCCAAGAAAAGCGCGTTTCTTAGAAGCCCGACTGCTCTAGTCGTTGTTGTAGCAACGGTTCCGGTTTGCTGAAGAAGCGTGTTAGTAAATGCTGCTACCGCATTGTAAAGTCCTTGCGCTACTTTGAGAGTATTGTAAGCGGTATTTAGAGCGAATAGCGCAACAGACACCCTAATAATTGTTTCAGCGTTGCGAAGAAAGAACCCAGCTAAATCAATAAGAGTTTTGGCTAGTGCTTTCCAATCTACGGAGTTTACTGCGTCGCGTAGATTTGAACCAATCTCCGGAGCCATTTCGCGCAAGCCGTCCATAAGACTTCTTAGGGCTGGCATAACGATTATGCCAATTTCTTCGCTTAGGTTCTCTAGCTCGATTCCTAGAAGTTCAACTTGTCCGGCGAAGGTTTGCGCGTATGCTTGGGCAGAGCCTCCGAATTGCGATTGAAGCTCCGCAAGAATAATCTTCTGTGCGCCAAGAAGGTCGCCGGATTCAGTAAGAGCCTTTATCTGCTCACGCTGTTGCGCGGTAAATTGAATACCAACTCGGCTTAGGGCAGAAAGTCCTTTTACCGGGTCGTTCAACGCCTTACCTAGACGAATAGCTTCGGTGCTTGCGTCGGTTCCCATAGCACGGGCAACGTCTAGGGTTGCTGCTAAGGTCTGGTCGAATACGTCGTTATTTTTGCCAGCTTGGTTCTGAATGTTCTTGAAGGTAAGAAGAAGGTTCGCGCCTGATTGAATTGCTTCATCGTCTACTGCGGTCTGGCGACTAAGTTTCTCGGAAAGATTGGCGATTTGTTGGGCAGTTCCGTTAGCCGTAGTCCCGGTAGACCTAAGAACAGCTTCGGTCTGGGACATAATCCTTTGAGCTTCGGCTGCGGCTTGAACGCTCTTACTTAGACCAAGAGCAACCGCTCCAATACCAACTCCGGCGATTGCCGCATTGCGACCTAGATTTTGGAAGTTTCCGCGAATCTTATTTAGTTGGTATTGTGCTGCCTTTAGACCTTTCGAGTCAAAGACGGTAATAATCGGTATTCTGACTGCCATTACATTACCCTTAGTTTCACGTTAGCTTTTTCTGCGTACTTATCAAGAATTCTTTTTACGCCGTCTTCTACGTTTTGTTCTTTCTTTTCAAAGCCCTTGTAGACATAGCGCGACGGACTTACAGCAAGCTTAGAAATCATAGAGCGACCACGTGCGCTTCTCCCGCCCTGACCGCGACCTGCCATATCGACAATCTCAAAACCAATTCCGTCTTTTGGCGGAGTTGTCACGATTGTAATTAGAGAAGCTTCGTTGCTTCTGAGGCTTCTACGAGGAGGCTTGAAAACTGGAACAACTTTAGGAATCCGATAGCTAGTGCGTCCGTTATGACTCATAAATCCGGAGAGCGGAGCAACTGCGGGGATTTGTGAGCGGATAGAAGAAGTAGCGGCATTTAGCCCCGGGTCATTCTTGATATCGGAACGAAGCTCTTTTATTGCTTCAGGCTCGATTCGGCGAAGAATGTTTATCGTATCTTGAACGCCCTCGACGTCAATTCTTACGCTTGCCATTACTCACCTCTTATCTATTCTACTGAAACCAAATAAAGAAGCCCCTGCCGAAGCAGGGGACTTCCTTATCGCGGTGGAAGGTTCTTAGCGATTAGCCACCTGTTCATTGTCCAAAGCATTCGGTCGGATTGCTCGAGTAAAACACTCGGAGGAATTCCCGACTCGACCGCTAGGGAAGCTATGAACCAATGAGCGGAGCTATCGCCTAGTCCCGTTATTCCTGAACTTTTGGGTCGTCAGAAGTTCCAATCGAATCGACTAGCTCTAGCCACGCTTCATATTCTTTGTCTGTTTGCTTCCTGCGCTTTTCTGAATGCCAAGCGAGGAATAACAACCAGCCGATTCTTGGGTCGTCTAGTTTTGCGATTGAAACGTTGAACTTGTCTTCGAAAGCCACCATATCGGCTGCCGATACAAGAACGTCCTTGTGTGTTCCGTCTGCGAATTCAATGCGTAGGGTAAGTTTCATTCTTTATCCTTATGCGGTTGCGAAGGTGACGGAACCAGAAGTTGGGTAAGAAACCGAGAAAGTCGCAAGGTCGCCAACTGCTCCGGCTACTGGAGATACGCTGTTTACAAGAACAGTCGCAGTCCAAGCTGGGTTAGTTGCGGAAGTTGCGGTTCCGTTTGGGTTGATTACTACGGTAGCAAGAGTTCCAACAAGTGGGTTTAGAACTGTGTTGATTTCACCAGCTGCGTATCCAGAGTGGAAGTCTAGTGATACTGTTCCAGACTTTAGCCCACCAATGATTTCGGTCCAGCCGTTGCTTCCGAAGCTTGTCACGTCTACGTCGGTAGAAGTTAGCTCTAAAGTTGCGGCAGCAACAGAAGTCGAAACGTTAGTTCCGTTGATTGTGACCTTTGGGTTTGTGACTACATATTTTGGCATTTGTTTTTGTTCTCCTATTTTCCTAGCGGTTTTATTGTGCGTATACTACGACGTTGAATTCGGCAGCTAGGTAGGTAATCTCGCCAATAACAATAGAGCCGTAATTGCGCATATCGGTCACCCGGAGGGAATCACATCTCCCACCAAGCGTCCTGTCTAATTCTATCGCAAGCTTTACCGATGAAGTCCCGGCTGGCGTCACGTAAGAATCAAGTAGTCTTTGTGCGTTTCTTTCCCCGACTCTACCAACGACACAAGTAATTACGAAGTTGTATTCGTCTAGACCGCGCGAACCCGCTTTGTCATAATTGACGTTAGCAACATTGATAATTGCTACTGGGGGAGAGATTGTGTCCGGGGTTTCGGTAGTAGTCCTAAGCCCGGAGATAGTAGCTAAAGAGTTAGCAAGCCCAGTCCGTAGGTCTGTAATCGAAGCCATTAGGCGAATCTAACTTTTCTATAAGGTTCGATTAGTTGCTTTACGTCCGGGTCAAGTTGGGTTCCAACACGAACCGCGCCCATTTCTCCGAAGCCAGCGATTCCAAGCGGGGAGTCGTTTCTCTTGAAAATTCTTGAAGCTTGGATAACGGTTGCTTGCTTTACCGCCGTAGGAACCGCAGACCAGCCCCAGACGCCCGTAATTCTTACGGTTGCCTCTCCGTCTAGGTAGTTGAATAAAAAGTCGTCTATCGCCCGTATACGGGTTGCTGGGTACCCTGTAAGACCGTCTACTACTCCGTTTAGTGGCTCTAGCTGATAATCCTTAGAAGCCCAAGTAGTTCCGAAGTTGTCTCCGTCCGATGTCTGAAGGGTAGTAATTGAAACTAGGTCGTCAATTTCGGTAATGTAAGAATCCTGCGGAGTAAATAAACGGGTCGCAGTTCCGGCGTTATAGAAATAACGCTGTGTATAACTATCGACCAAGCGCGACGCGGATTCAACCGCAAGTTCCAACATAGCGTCGTCTACGTTGTCAGTAATTCGTGCGGAAGCTTTTACGTCTGCTAAAGAGCAATATCCATTAGTGATAGCCAAGTTAGATTCCTTTGTTCCCTTCTATCTTACCAGCCGGGCTTTTATAGCAGTCGAGCTAATCCCCCGAGTATAGGGAATGTAGCATAATCCAATTCCCCTTTCATCTAGCCAGTCTTGGGTAAATCCCATTTGAGCGTGGTAATCGCGTCTAGCCCAATCTGAACCGACAACTATTAGGTCGGGCATAATCATCTCAATAGCCGGAGTAGAGTCTTCTCCACCGAAGTTTGGGATTACGTCGGATACCCAACGACAACTTCTAAGGACAGCTTCTCTATCGGTATAGCTAATAATCGGCGGTTTGCCTTTATAGGCGTGTATAAATTCGTCAGTATTTAGGCTAACGATTACTTCTCCAAGCTCCGCGCAACGAGCTAGGAAATTTGCGTGTCCGGAATGAAAGAGGTCAAACGTGCCTCCGGTATAAACGGTCAATCCCAACGGTTAGCCCTTCTTGTC